AGATTGGAGTATAGTAGTTAGAAAGTATCTTTTAAATATGGTACGTGTTATTCAACATAACAAGTATATATTCGAAAGTGCACCTGGAACTATATGTCAGTCTATAGAATGGCAACAAATGTATAAATACCTAACTCAACATGGTAAGGATAGAATAGTCGCAGGAGATTACAAGTCTTTTGACAAGAAAATGTCTCCTAAGATTATCTTACTAGCTTTTGAAATTCTAAAAGAATTAGCAAAAGAGAGTGGTAAATATACCAGTGAAGAGCTGTTGGTAATAGACGGTATTGGAATTGATACCGCATTCCCTTTTGTGGAATTTAATGGCGATTATGTCCAATTTTTTGGATCCAATCCGTCAGGTCATCCATTGACTGTAATAATTAATGGATTAGTGAATGCATTGTATATGAGATATTGTTATCTTATATTAAATCCAGAACACGAATCTAAATCATTTCGAGATAATGTTTCGTTAATGACGTATGGAGATGACAACATAATGGGCGTTAGCAATAAAGCCCCTTGGTTTAACCATACTAATATAGCAGAAGCATTAGCCCGTGAGGAAATAGTTTACACAATGGCTGATAAAGAGGCAGAAAGTATACCTTTCATCAATATTAAAGATGCAAGTTTTTTAAAAAGAACTTGGAGATTTGATAATGATGTTGGAGCATATTTATGTCCCCTCGACCATGATTCTATAGAAAAGAGTCTTACTGTTTGGACAAGGTCCAAAACAATAGTATGGCAGGAGCAAATACTTAGTGTAATAGCTTCTGCTTGTAGAGAATACTTTTTCTATGGAAAAGAGATATACGAGGAGAAAGCCCTTATGTTTAGGCAATTAATTGCAAATAAGGGCTTGGAGGAATGGAGTTGGGAAGGATTGATTCCGTCACATGATTCTTTGAAAGAAGAATTTTGGAGTCATTCCAAACAATTCCTATAAGCTCCTTGGAGCTCGGGCCTTTGGAACAAGGTCCTTTAAACCAAAATGTTCCCTGTATATGCAGTTTACTGCGCAATTATAACTATCTATTCATTACATAATTGTGAGAGTGGGCATATACAGCTTTCCTACCAGGGCGTTCCCCAAAATATCTTTTTAGATATGTACCCGGTTGGAGTACGAAAGAATAGACATCGTTATCGAGGATTAAGTTAAACCGATAATGGATGTAAAATCATATGACTTAGCAAAAATACAACTAATAATCAAAATAGTTCGGAAATTTCTGGAACTATGTCGAATCAAAATCAGACTCAGTCTGGTAAGATTGAAGAAAAAGTCACTACAGAGTTTATTGATGGAAATACGGGAGAGACTGTGCTATGCCCAGCTCCTATTCCTAATTCATACCTTAATGAGACAACCGAGAGAGTAACACTAATGAACTTTTTAAAACGTCCTGTTTTAATTAGCGATACTGCGTGGACTGAAGGTGCTAATTACAATGTAATTTTAAATCCTTGGGCCCAACTCTTTGGTGATACTTACATAAAGAATAAATTAATAAACTTTCCGTACTTGAATGCTAAGCTTAGAATTAAAGTACTTATAAATGCTTCACCATTTTATTATGGACAACTACTAGTCAGTTATAGACCCTTACCTCAATTTAATGCAGGTATGTTAGTAGGTCCAGCGTCAAAAGCATTTATTCAAAGATCCCATAGACCACATTTTTATTGTTATGCATCAACAAATCAAGGTGGAGAAATGGATTTGCCTTTTATATATCATCGTAATTATTTAAATACGGAGTTATTGGCAAATTTTACAAATATGGGGGAATTAAATATTGATTCAACAGACATCTTGCGTAATGCCAATGGTGTCGTTGGATCAGGCGTATCCATAAAAGTTTATGTGTACGCCGAAGAAGTGAATGTTGTGGGAGCTACTAATGTAGCAATTCTACAATCAGGAAAGAAGGGTAACAATATGTTATCAACTTTACGTAAACATAAAGCTTCCAGATATACAGAAAATACAAATGATAATAAACCATCAAATGTAGCTGCCTCTATATCAGGAGCTTTGAACTCTGTTTCAAGTTTACCAATGATTGGACCATTTGCAAAAGTAGGTTCCATGGCCGCTGAAGCTGCATCAGGATTATTAAACCTTTTTGGTTTTACTAATATTCCTAATGTAGACAAAGTAGCTATGTACCAACCTAGTGCTTATCCACAACATTGCACTAGTGAAATTTCCATACCTATTGAAAAGTTAACTTTCGATCCTATGAACGAATTAACTATAGACAATAGAGTAGCAGCAGGAGATGGGGAAGATGAACTCATGATACAAAGTTTAGTTACGCGTGAAGCGTATTTAGATTCTTGTTTATGGTTATCAACAGATCCCACTGATACTATATTATTCACATCCTATGTAGATCCGTTTATTTTTAATACGGAAAATAATTATATGTATAAAACTCCACTTGCGCACTTCTCCGAATTATTCAAATATTGGAGAGGCGATATAATTTTTACCTTTAGATTTATATGTTCACAGTATCATAGAGGTAGAGTTCGTATCGTTTGGGATCCTTTGGATACCAATGCATCAGGGAATATCACAAGTTGCATCAATGAAGTCGTAGATATTACAGAGACACCAGAAATAGATGTTAAAGTTCCATTTTTAGCATCTACAACTTGGTTAGAAACTATACGTACCACCAGCTCAAGATATGCTATTGATGGTACAATTTTAGTGAATCCAGTAGATACACAGACTTCAAACGGTTCTATATCAGTTCTCGTTCTTAATGCTCAAACTAGTCCAGTTGCTACAGCAAATATTCAATTACAAATATCTGTTAGAGCAGGGGAAAGATTCGAATTAGCTTGTCCTCAACCTTTATATAATGATATGGTTGGTACAAATATTCTAGAATCCGGTAAAGTAGTATTTGAGTCCGGAGAATTGGTGTATGAGCGAGCTTCCGTA